GAAGTAAAGTCTTTGCCACTACCCTTCCCAAGTTGTAGAATAATTTCGTTTTTAGTAAATTTGTCATAATATTTTTTACCTTCCACTGTTCCCATTATTTTTTCTAAATCTTCTTGCTTATATATTTGACTCATTGCTTCAACAATTTCATATTGTATTTTTGATAATGGTGGTTGACCTAAATAATTTGGAGATTCAATAAATGTTTTTGCATCTACTGGCACCTCTAAAAAATTATTATCTTCAAGTACTTCTAGAAACTCATTGAACATCGTGGACAATTGTTATTACCTCATTATCTTTAGCAATAGACGACAACCTTTTCATAATTTCATCTCTTACTTGTGGGTACTCAGAAGCAATATCACGTAATATGCCAATCAATACTTCTTGTTTTTGTTCAACCTCTAGGATCTCTTCTGCTAGTTCTTTATTTTCTAACAGCCCTGCCTTTTGTAGCATATCAATTCTTTTAGATTCAATATCTAATACTAATTTAATTGCATTAGTCTTTGCTCCAAGATTATTGTTTAATCCAGCCTCATCAATAACTTCGTAGGCTTTAGAAATTAACTTACCGTAATGCTGATCTGCTGCTGCTAGTGCTTCTTTAGCCCTGCCTCGAATGGCATCGTTGGCAGAAGCCATAACCTTCCACTCATTTATAAGTGCAACAACTCTAACTCTAGGCATACTTAAATCTTTTGAAATCTTGGTTGGGTCGCTACCCTTTAGGTATTCTTCTACTACTTTATTTATTTGATCTAAGTGTTCAATAAGTTCTACTTCAGTTGACATGATTTATTCCTTCAATTCTATAGATTTCATCTTGAATATAAAAAATTGCTTTCTTTAAATCTTCAACATGTTTCTCTTCGTTTTTTAATCCTGCTCTCCAAAGATACTTAATAGCGTTACCTATATTAAAATTTCTATGTCTAGTTATTTCTAGACACTCGACGCCAGATGGATCGCTAGTGTAATGCTCTGGATGGCTAACTTGATCAACTGTAATTTTTAAATGATCGCTCATCGCTTAGACTTCCTCAATCCAAATTTTGCAAGGTAAACGTAAACAGTCTCTATTGTACATCCACACTCCTTAGCAATCTCCTCTGGAGTCTTTTTATCCATAACATATCGTTTACGCATAAAGACTTCTGATGTATACAGTTTAGCAGCCATATCGTTATTTGTCAACTTCGTTTAAGTTAATATCATAATCAAATCTATCTGAGTTTTCCATAATCCATTTATCTTGATTTTCAACATCATATTTTCTTTCATTGATTATTCTGTCAATTAAGTATTCTTTTTCAAGAGTAAATGATGGTTCATAGATACGAACTCTATTATTAGGTTGAATAGCAAAGTTTCCATCGTCTCTTTGTATAACATGCCCACACTTATGGTCTGCTGGACTTTCTGAATACCCATCATCTAAAACATTTGTATCTGGGTTATGCCAGTCCAATGTAAACAAATATGTTCCCTTATGCATTGTTTTTGTTCTATCTATATAAGACATTCTAAGGTTAGTTAAATTTTCAAACTGAGTTACAGCAATATGATGACTAAAAGAATTCCACAAAACTAAATTGTGAAGATCTGCTTCAGGAACTCCTGGCTCTGTACAGAAAGCAGAAATTGGAAGCCTCCACCAAAGACCACCATCTGGCATCATTATATGAAATAGTGGACTTCTAGACTTTAAACTTGAAACACCAAAGACTACGCACTCAAAATATTTGTCGTGACTGTCTTTATGATTTCTTAAATAGTTTCCTCTTACATAACACGAAATCGGTGGTATGTTTGCATTTAACTCTGGCATTACTTGTCAACTCCTATTGCTTTATCCCAGTTTTTTATAGCCCAATGCCCAATACCACAAGCATCTGCTACATCGTTGTCAGTTATAGATCTATCATACTGCATATTAATAAACCTTATTGTTCTTTCTTTGCGTAAATTTCTTTCATAGGTTTTATACCAAGACTCTGACTTTCCAGGATTTGCTAATCGTATGGCAAACTTTTCATCCTTATCAATTTTTTTATTACCAATAAAGTTTTGCCATGTTATTGGAGAAACTGTTCCTATAACTTTTGTGCCAGTTAATCCTGCTGCTCCTAACAAGGCTCCTTGAACAAGTGCTAAATCTGCAGCAACCTTTGGACTATTCATAAACACGGTATGTTCAATAACTATGGCTTCAAACCCTCCATAATGATCTAAAAATGATTTAGTTTTATTGCATGCATCCATAACCTTTTCATAATTTGTGTTACCTTCAAAATTAATTTTACCAACTGTCCCAAGAATTTCATTCTCAAATAAAGCAAATGCAAGGCTGTTTGTACTAGCATCAATAGCGCATATTTTTTTTGGCTTAATAGCAAAACCCCATTTATTCTTGTTCATACTGCATATAACCTTTAATTTGATTAAGCATTCTATGTAATTCTTTTGGATCTACCGTGCAATTTGGACAATAGTTAACATCGTTGTACATTGAAAGGGTAGTTCCACAACCTCTGGCACATTTTCTATCTTTGCCAATTCTTTTTTTTCTTTTATTTAATGCCTGCTTGTTAGCAATTTTTACTTTTGTTGCTTCATTTCTACAAGTTGGACTACAGTAAATTTGATAACTTACTGTAGCATCAAACATATTCTCGCACCAACTACACGGCTTCACTTAGACCTTCTAGTGGAGCAATTTTAATTACTCCTGGTCCTGCATCAGCGCAGGCCTTTTGGACTGGACAAGCCTTACAAATTTTTGAATTTGCACGATAGTTTTTATTAGGAAGAGTTCGATTTTCCCAAGCCTTGCGTACTTCTCTTAGCCAGTTAAATGTATTGTCTATCCATTGTCTGTAGTAATCATTTACACTTACTGGAATTGCAAGAAGTTCATGGTTATTTTTATTTTCATATAGTAACACTCCATCTTTTTTCTTAAGAATTTTCATATACAAAAGTATTTGAATAAGATGGCCCTTTTTAGCCTTATTCATTCTTTTATAATATTGAAACGCTTCTTCTCCGCATGTTTTAATTTCCAATACAACTTCTTCATCATTAATAACTAAAATACCATCTCCATATCCAAAGATTGGAGGATCTTGGTTACTAATTTTAAATTCAGTTGTTGGCTTGCCAGTTTTTTCATCAGTAAATACTTTTGCTATTCCAGAATTAAGAATTGCGTCTTGAATTCTTCCATGAGATAAAGTACCATTACCCATATTTGCAGCAGAGAATGGAGTAGTTAAGTCATCAAACTCGTTGCCGTCAAAGGCTAAGTACCAATATCTAGCACACTCACCAAACCCATAAGCGATTGTTGATGGAGCAAATGTTTTCTTTTGAACAAACTTTTTATCACGACCTACAAGATAACCTTTTTCAATAGCCTCAACTAAAGATTTAGTATCTATGTGACTTTCTGCCTTTATTTGCTTTACCATTACTTGTTGTAGTAAACTTTTAGTCATTATATTCCTTTGTTTAGATAAGTATACACTATCTGGTGATATATTTCAATGCTGATACTAAATTGTTTACTGCCTCTGCTGCAGTATAGTAAATGTTTTTCTTTCCCCTGTTACTTTTGTCAACATTTGCCATCCAGGTTGCCTTTAATGCCAATTTAGCAGCAATGGCCTGAAGCCTAACAATTTCTAAGGTTGCAACTTGAATAGGAATATCTGGTTTAATAATAAGTTTAGCAATCATAGTTAGTGCAGTTGTAAGGTCTTCATCTTGCATAAACTCTGCTATATCTGACAGATCATTAAGTTGTTCTAGTGTTGTATTTTCCATTATATTAAACCCTTCTCGTATTTTATTGATAATGATTTTTGAAGAATGTTTCTTTGTAAAATAACTTTTGAATCTAAATCTTTTAAAGTATTTGTTTTGTCAGAAAATTGAAAGAAAATCATATCAACATAATCTAAATTTTTAAATATTTTTTTTGTTCGCCAATGAACTTGATTTGTACCAGAAAACACTAACGCTTGATTATTTTTTAAAATATATTGATTTTTTTCAATGACTATTGGCCAGTCTGTATTACTATTCAACTGTATGTCAAATGTTAGTCTTTCTTTTTTAAAATTAGAATCTGTATGTGGTTTTAAT